GCCATCCCGTTCGACATAAAATGAATCGGCTAAATTATTTAGCCGTTCATCAATGTCAAACGGACGCTTCGGCACAAATTTCGACTTTTGTGCGATTAGAAGATTCAAAGATCGTTCTATATAGGTCTTCGCTTCCTCAACCCGGCGGGCATAACGCGATGGACTCAATCGAGTCCACGGTTTTTCCCGCTGGAATACGGAAGTAAAGGCTCTCAACCGAGAGAATTCCGCGGCAACCTCTTGCCATGAAATAAACTTGGTCGTGAACCACGATGACCTTGTGAACAATCTTCGGTTTTTCCATCCAAAACCTGAATCACCGGCATATTCACCGAAAAACCCGTCGTCAAAGGCGCCCTCTACGAGGGCGACATCGACAATGGATTTTAAGGTCAGAACCAAATCGGTCTCTTTTAACGTCTTAAGGATTTCAAAATCCTTTATACGTTCAAAGTTGAGACCGTGAGGTTCCGTTGAAAATGCCGAGGACAGGACTAAATGTTTGGGGTCGAGGGTGTCCATCGCCATGGCTCGGATGAGCCTTTTGTCGCGAGTAGATACCCTTTTTCTCCAAACAAAAGACCAACCCCGAAAATGAGGTAACCCTAAACCGCCCACAGATGTGGGCAGATAAGGGTTTATTTCGGGGAAACGTTTGTAGAAAGGGGCCCATATAAGGTGATGGAGACTAACAATGGCTTTGTAAGCCCTTGTTTTCTCCCCCTTATATCCCATTACCAGCATCCTCGAAAGGGCGCTGGCTCTGGTAAGGCCCGGATCTACAAACTTGGTCTGTAGTCCAGTATTCAGTCTCGACACGTGGCGGGTTTTTAGATCGTCCATTGGCCGTAAATTGGCCAATGTTCGCCCGGCCCTATAAAGGCCGGATTCACAAAACTCGCCCATCGTGAAAGAGAAGAAATCGGAACCGTCGGAAAGCTTTAATCCCGCGTACTGGCATAAATGCCGGTACCTGGAATTAACCTGTAGGCTGACAGCCGCCAAAACGTCGTCGTTCTGGGCGATCATCTCACGAAGGATTTTAAAATCCTTCATGTATGTCGCCTCGAACGGATTGACGTTTGTTAAGGCGCAGTCAGCCATAAACAAGTTAAAAAGCGTTCCGTAGACATATGACGGGCCTTCCCCCATAGGGGGGCCCGTTATCTGTATCACCGGTTCCAAATCTGTTTTTGGATAGATAAACCGTCTGGGAAGCCATCCCAGGTCGAGGATCTTGGCTAAATAACCATCGACGGATAAAGCCGCCCGCATTGAGTCTGTCATCGCCTTACAAAAGGCAAGTGACAGAGTATCAGTGTAGGTGGAAAAATCCGTTGATTGAAGTCCAAAACGTTGGAACAACTTGGCATTTTTCAACACGGCTGGTTTAAGCCGATATTGATTAAAATGCCATGTTGTCCAATGATTGGACGTGGTTGAACGAGGGTTACACTCGATCCATCCGTAGTACCACGACCGGGCCAATTGGCCCATAATGGATACTGCAAGGTATGGAACGGTAACAACCCTGTTCTTATAGCCAGGTTCCGCGACCACAACGACCCTACATTCCAAAAATGCAGGGTCGAAAGGACTGACAATGTGGTTGCCCCCACAATCCTCAAAATGGAATTCAGGGAATTCCATTTTTGGATCAAGGGTATTAAACCCGAGTTCTTTTGAGGCCCAATGAACCAACAACGGCAGGAGAAATTCTCCTGCCTTTGGTGTTTCTAGGCCTTCAAGGATCGAAAGGGTCTCTTGAAGATCGGTCGAGAAAGAGGTTCTCCAAAGGCATTGCCATGCCTTCACAGTTTCCCCTTTATCGAGCCGGCGTGCAACATCCATTGCCACACCTACGGTGAAGGCCGGAAAACCGGCCACGTCGTAGGTGGGAGCATTGGATGTAGACGCATTCAAGTAGACCCAGTCCATAAACCCGGGTGCAACCACATCAGTTAGATCTTTTTCCAAATAGTCTTTAATGAGGTCCTTTACGGCTTCATATTTCCCGCCTTGGGACAACGGCTTTTCAAAAGCCGATGTCTTCGAGAAGGAAACATGAACGTCGAATCTTTTCGGTTTTGGTTGGGTTTCCAACCAATTCGAAAAGTTCGCCGAAAAATGCCGTAAGGAAACTTCATTAAGGCACTCTGGGGCAGTCGAAACTTGGTTTCGGTGCTCCAAGAGTGCCTGTTGAAGACGTCCAGGAGAGAGAAAGGCCGGAAGGCCTCTCCCAAACTTGGACAATTGGTTTAAAGATCTTTGTTGTTGCCATTTCGGTCGATAAAATCTTTTAAATTGGAAAAAACGGGTTATGTACCCGTTCATCCAAGGAAAGATTTCGTTCAACCAGGGAAAACTCAAATAAGGGCCTGAAGGCCCTTCC